AATGTGGTTTGTTAATGGTGAATTACCCCGCTTAGTAGAATTAAATAAAAAAAACAAATTGAGGGTAGCGTAATTGCTACCCTCTTTTTTTATTGCCGTCAAAAATTCGTCAAAAAATGAATTTTAAATATTGTATTTTGTGTAAGTGGTCTTAATAAACCACTATATAAAACTTTGATTATTACAACATATTTTGAAATTTGAAATAAAATCAAGTGATATAACCTTTTATGATCGTTAAGATTGTAAGTTTAAAGAAGTGCTTATTTACTGTATCTTTTAATGGTTAGATATTCAATTCGTCAAAAATCGTCAAAAATTTTATTTAAAAATATTAGCAACTGCATTTGATGCTGCTGCTTTCATTTCATCGTTATAATGTACATACGTTTTCATAACCATTTGTGGTGTATCACCAAGTAGTGATGATACAGTTTTCACATCTAGTCCATTTGCTAATAGCTTTGTAGCATAGGTATGTCTAAGGTTATGAGCTGATAGGTTATCTCCAAAGCGTTTTAAATAGGTGTTGATTTGCCATTTAACACCATTTTTCTTGTATGGGTTTAACACTAAATCATGTTCAAACTCTAACTCATGTGATTTATACTCTATAAGTATATTCTCCAGTATAGGCGGAATTGGCAAAATTCGCACCGAATTGGCGGTTTTCGTTTTCTCAAAGGTGATTGCGCCTTTGCGGAAAGAAAGCTGCTTATTGATGTGAATTTGGCGATTTTCTAAGCTAATATCATTCCAAGTTAAACCATACACCTCACTAAACCTCATGCCAGTATATCTAGCAATTTGTAAGAAGTAATAGGCTTGAGGATATTTCTCACGCATATACTTTGCGAACTGGTTTAAATCTTCATCCGATATTGTATGGATCATATTCTTACGTTCCACACGTGGCAACCTAACACCAGTACATGGGTTATCACCAATTATCTTGTATGGGTTGATAGCTATATAGAATATCCTTTCCACTACCTTATAATACGAATTAATAGTAGTTGGTGATGTAACCATTTTATTTACTACATTCTGAATGTGTAGCGGTTTAATATCAGACAGTTTCATATCGTGAATTGATTTATAAGCACATATAGCGTGATTGTACATAACCAAAGTACTATGCGTAATGTGCGCCTTTTTTATTTCTAAAAACATATCCGCAAATTCCTTGAATGTTAATTCTTTCAAGGTTACCTCTTTGGTTAAGAGTGCGGTTTTGTCTAATTCCTTTACTATAACGTGTCCGTATTCCTTAGCCTCACGTTTAGTTTTAAAACCCTGTTTAGATTTCTGTTTCCATTTGTAGCCGTCTTTGTACGCTACAATGATTTGAAAACCTTTATCTTTTTTTCTGATAGTGAAATTGTATTGCATAATTCACCTCATAATATATGTGTGTAGAAGTTAATACCCTCAAACTCAATTTCCCTAGCGTGTGCCATGCGTTCGATTAAATCAATATGAGCATGACTATACATATCATCATTTAATATATGACCTATCTCATGTAGTATACCCTTACGTTGTACATCAATAGGTTTATCACTATTAACTAATATGGTGTAAGTGCCATCATCATTTAAAGTAAGTACTGCATTTTGAGTTGGTCTTAACTTAGTGTAAATCAAAACTATATTCATATACATTTCCCCCTTATGGGGTTATTGTATCTCATTGAATGTGTATAAAATTCCGCATTATTTATTTATTAAACTAAACAACCATACCAAAACAGATGTAAGCCATATGGACATTGAGGAAACAATACCGATGCTTAATACAAGATTAGGTTTGTAATTAATAAATAATACATTTAGTAGAATTGAAATGATTAACCACGGAACGAAAACCGCATAAGGTTTATTTTGCTTTGAATAGAAAAATATAAATAATAGTGTAGCTATGATGCCTACTATGCCAGCTACAGTAGGATAACCAAAGAAATAAGCCACTATAGATATAACAGATAATAGCAATTCCATATTATTTACCCTCACGTTTCTTTAACATTTCGATTGTGTTTATTACAAAATCAATATCATCTTTGGACATATCCTTGCTTGCATCAAAGAGTAATTTAAGATTTGGGTTATCTTTTACTGCTTGTGCATATTCTGAAACTTCACGATCTTCATAATATTTCAAACCCATTAATTCTTCAGGAGTAGTATTTAATGCCTTAGCGAAAGCAAATATTTTAGATTGAGATAAATCTACTTTACCGCTTTCAATCTTTGCAATACTGGTTCTATCTTTATATCCAACTCTTTTTGCTAATTCATCTTGCGACATTTTCAGGTTTTCTCTTAATGTTTTTATATTGTCATATAGTGTCATGTCAAATCACCTCTTAACGCTATTATCTATTATGATTTTAAATGTAATGTGAAATAAAATCAACTTTTATAATAAAAAGTGTTGACATACATTCACCACGATGTTATATTATGAGTGTGAAAGAAATTCACACAATAAAAAATAAAAAGGGGGTGTAGAATGAACATCTTAAAACAAATGATTGATGACAAGGGATATAAGTTATCTCATGTAGCAAGTGAGTTAAACCTTACTAGAGAGGGTTTATATAAGAAGTTGCGAGGTGATACAGAATTTAAAGCATCTGAAATTGCAAAGCTAGTTGAATTGTTAAAGTTATCTAGCAAAGAAACTAGAGAAATTTTTTTTAAATAAGATAGTGAATTAAATTCACATAAGGGGATGAGATATGGAGAGCCTTGTATACACAGTTGAACAAGTAGCCGAACTGTTACAAATTTCAACAACATCTGTATACAACCTAAGAAATGATGGAAAGCTAACACAACTACCAAATATAAGTGGTGTGAAATTTAGCAAAAGAGAGGTTGAGGCATTAGCTGGTGTTGAAGATGAATATAACGCAATCGGCTATAGAAAACTACAAAGCGAGGTGGAAAGCCTAAGACAAGAAAATCGTAAGTTAAAGAGTGAAATAAAAAAAATCACCAGCCAAATGCTAGTGATCGTAGGAGAAGATTTAAATGATTAAGTTGTGTTATGGAATGAAAATCATATCAGCAGTATTAGTGGTAGGCGGTATGGGTAGCTTAGAACTAGATAACATCGATATGTGGACATTCATTTGTCAAAGCCTATTAGGTGTAACGATGTGGTTACTAAGTAGTAAATGGGAAGAAGAAATAGCGTTTTATGAAAATAAAAAAGTCCGTTGTGAAAAGTTTTAGAAGAAGTTTCAACGGACTTAGTAGAGAGTATGTGAAATATCTCTACTTATATTTTATCACAAGTATAAGGAGAATTTAAATGCCAAGTTTATATGAACTAAATAAAGATTATAAAGAGTTGCAAGCGATGTTAGAGGTGGCTGAAACCGAAGAGGATATGCAAGCCATCCAAGATACTTTGGATATGTTAGATTGCAGCATCGATGAAAAAATCGAAAATACTGCAATGTTTATCCGTAACATCAAAGGAGATATTCAAGCGTTTAAGGATGAGTCAAAACGGCTAAGTGCTAAAGCTAAGACCTTAGAAAACATGACTGAACGATTGAAAAATAACATTGATCATGTCATGAAAGAAAACCAACTAACAGAAAAGAAAGTTGGACAATTCAAATGCTACTACAAAGAAAGCGAAACAGTAGAGATTGATAACTTGGATGCACTACCTGATGAGTTTAGAAAAGTAACCATCGCAGCAGATAAAGTAGCAATCAAGAAAGCAATTAAAGCAGAACAAGAAGTAGCTGGTGCAAGAATTGAAAAGCACATGAACTTACAGATTGGTTAGGTGAACGATGAAGTTTAGAGAGTTAAAAGCAAGTGAAATAGATTGCCGAATACAATCTATAGGACAAAACAAAGCAAAAGCGATTGGAGCAACAATTCTTTTATACAAAGATGCACGTGTTGACATGAACATCCTTGATGAAACTGTAGGTGCTATGAATTGGCAACGTGGACATTCCGTTATCGATGGCAATCTGTATTGTACGATTTCAATTTGGGATGAAACTAAAAAGCAATGGGTTACTAAAAGTGATGTAGGCACAGAAAGTAACACAGAGAAAGAAAAAGGACAAGCATCTGATAGCTTTAAAAGAGCAGGTTTTAATTGGGGTATTGGCAGGGAACTATACACCGCACCATTTGTATATATAACATTACAAGATGGCGAATGGTACGAGGGTAGAGATGGCAAACTTAAATCAAACGCTAAATTCAAAGTAAAAGAGATTGCATATGACGAAAGCAGAAATATTGTGAAGTTGGTTGTTTTAGATGGCAAAGGAAAGGTACGTTATACATTTGGTGAAAATACACAACAACAAACACAAGAAACTGTATACAACTGGCAAACGCTAAAAGCTAGAGCCACACAAGGTGGTATTAGCGAAGAAGATTTAGTCCATTATGTAACGGAAACATTAAAGGTTAAGAAACCATCTGAACTAACACAAGAACACTACCAACAAGCGTTTAATTGGGTGAATGCTCAAAGGTATGCTAAGCGATGAAATGGACAACAACTAACGTAGGACTGTTAAGAGGTCCACTAGGTGTAATGGTAGTAATACCAGCACCACATGACAATGATCTATCAAAGATTACTACTGATAAAGAATATACAGTAGAAATCAAACGTAAAACTAAATCAAGAAGTCTAAATGCTAACTCTTACTGTTGGGTGTTATGTCAAAACATAGCACTTGAACTAAGTAAAAATAGCTACACAACAAAAGAAGATGTGTACAAAAAAGCTATTAAGGACTGTGGACATTTCACATATGTTCCAGTCCGTGAGGATGCCATAGATAGGTACATCCAAATATGGCAAGCACACGGCATAGGATGGATAGCAGAAGATGCTGGCGAATGCCAAAGCATCAAAGGTTATCACAACATCATGTGTTACCACGGCAGCAGCGTTTATAACACAAAAGAAATGGCAAGACTTATTGATTGTCTAACAGATGAATGTGAACAACTAGGTATCAAGTTAGAACCTAGTGAGTACATCCAATCTCTTATAGAGGGGTGGGAGAGTGAACAATCGAAAGAAAAGGGATAACAAATTATATTCAGTAACACGCAAACAAGCCTATGAACGTGATAACGGACAATGCGTTATATGTGGCTACAGGGCTGAACAATGCCACCACATAGTGTTCCGTTCACAAGGTGGTTTAAGTGATTTGAGAAATCTAGCTTGCTTGTGTATGCAATGCCACAATCAAGCACATGGAGTGTTCGCAAAAGAGATACGCAAACACTTATTAGAGGAAGTAGAAAAGAGGACAGATGAGTATGAACGAATTAGTAATGATTAGTGCATATGTTGAAAATCGTATTGAGTTTTACAAAGCAGACCAAGGTGAACAAACATTCAATAACAGAATAATTGAAGAACTAAGTGCAATCTATGCGATGGTTAATAGTGTATTGGTTGTAGAAAACGAGAAAGAAGAAATCGCAAAAGGGCTAACTAGAATTGCTATGCTAGGTAAACCTTTAACGGAAGAAAAATTTATCGAAAGTCTAAACAAGGATTAGCCTATGAGCGATAACAAAAAATATTACTATCTAAGGCTTAAAGATAATTTCTTTGATAGTGATGAGTTGAAGATATTAGAAAGCATAAAAGACGGCTACTTGTACAGTAATATTCTTTTAAAACTCTATCTAAGAAGCCTGAAGAATGATGGAAAGTTGGTGGTTAATGATCGCATTCCTTATAACGCAGAAATGCTGGCAAGTGTAACAGGGCATCAAGTAGGTACTATCAAACAAGCATTATCTATGTTTAAAGAATTAGGACTTATAGAAATACTAGAAAATGGTGCTATCTATATGTTGGATATTCAGAACTTCATAGGTAAAGGCAGTACAGAGGCTGATAGACGTAGGAGTTATGACAGAAAAATAGCACAAGAAAAAGAACTCTTGAAAGTCGAAAGTGTGAGAAATCTCCGAGAAATCTCCGAGAAATCTACACCAGAGATAGAGATAGAGTTAGAGAAAGAGATAGAGATAGAGAAAGATAGTAGTGCAAAAAGCACTACAACAAAACGCAAGCGTTTTGAAAAACCTACTCTATCTGAAATTAAAGAATACTGCATTGAAAGAAATAACAATGTAGATGCACAACATTTCTATGACTACTACGAAAGCAATGGCTGGAAAGTAGGAAAGAACTCCATGAAAGATTGGAAAGCAGCGGTTAGGACTTGGGAGCGTAGCGAATACAGAAAACCTAATTCTAAAAAGAATGGCAAGGAAGATGCAATCAACGTAGTTAATAGCTTGATGAATAAGTTAGGGGGTGTAGATACTGAACAACCAGCAACAGACTTTGAAAGCACTATCGATGTTACAGATAGCGTGGTCTACTGATATGTCAGAGCAACGAATGATGTTGTATGTAACAAAGTTATCCAACGTAAACCCTGTTACTCTTGAACAAGCAATAAGCAATTTGATTGATAGATGTAAATTCTTACCAACGATTGCAGAAATCAGAGAGGAATGTTCAGCATTAAGTGCCTTTGTAAATGCACATGAGGAACTTCCGACCGCACAAGATGCATGGGAAAGGGTGTATCAAGTGGCTAGATCATATGGCTACGAAAAAGGGTTAGATAAATTAGAGGGTTTAACAAAACAATGTGCAAAAGCAATATGGAAATCGTTTGACCCTCAAAACGGCGATAATTTCAACGAAACATCATGTAGAGCGCAGTTTGTGAAAAACTATGAAGTGCAAGAAACAAGAGAGCGTGAGCGATTGAGATTGTCTAATTCGATTAAAGACAACCACTTGCTACTTAAAGCAAGGGAGAAAGCAGAAAAGGAACGAGCGTTACTCAATGCTGGTCAAAAACAAATTGAAATGACTGCTACAGGTAACTTGGTAGAGGTAGTAAAAGAACCAGTCGATGTAGCAAAGATAATCGAAAATAGCCAAATATCTGATAAAGGGAAAGCGTTATTGAAAAGTGCTATAGGGGGATAGATGAAACAAAAGCCAAAGGAATTTGAAGTGAGTTGTAATGTATCGTTCAATGTTAGCTTTACAGTACTAGCAACCAGCGAAGAGCAAGCAAGGGTTAAGATTGATAACCTACTTGAAATAATGCGGAATGAGGCAACAGTCGATTGCCACATTCACAAAGATTACGATGTTTACATTGAAGATACAGAGGCATCCTTAAACGGAATGTATTACTACTAGGTGGTTAAATGCTAAGTAAGAAACGAAAGATGGTAATCACTATTGAGATACCTCTAAACGTGGAAACACAAGAAGAGGCAACTCAACAGATGCAGATGATTGCAAAGGCTGATGCAAGAACCTTTGCAAATTTAGAAGAGATGATGCGTATCTATAAAGGTAAGATGTGCATCGAACAGAAGATTTAAAGGAGAATTGAATGAATACAGTACAAATTTTAGGTAATCTTACACGTGATCCAGAAGTTCGCTATACACAAAGCGGAAAGGCAGTTGCAACATTTACAGTTGCAGCAAGCAATACTTACTTAGATAGTGAGGGTCAAACAAAAGAACAAACTGCATTTGTAAATTGCGTAGCATGGGGAAAGCTAGGCGAAAGCATTGGTAATTTACGTAAAGGCAATAGAGCGTTTGTAGAGGGGCGATTACAAACACGTTCCTATGAAACTGCTGACGGACAGAAACGATATGTAACAGAAGTAGTAGCAAACTTTGTAGGTACATCCTTAACAAATGATGAAACTGCATCTAGCAATTTTGATAGTTTTGAAAACGCAAACCAAGATGAAAATATTCCGTTCTAGGTGGCCAATATGAAAATATTGGATGCGTGTTGTGGTTCTAAAATGTTTTGGTTCGATAGAGAGCATGAAGAAACTGTTTATATGGATAACCGCACATTAAATACAACACTATGTGATGGTAGGAAGTTAATTGTAAAACCTGATGTAATAGCAGATTTTCGTGATATGCCTTTTGAAGATGAGAGTTTTCATCTTGTAGTGTTCGACCCACCGCATTTAGTAAAGGCTGGCGATAAATCATTCCTAGCATTGAAATATGGACGGCTAGAACAAACATGGCAAGAGGATATTAAACAAGGGCTTGCAGAGTGCTGGCGAGTTTTAAAACAAAACGGAACAATGGTTTTTAAATGGAACGAGGAACAAATTACGTTACCGATGGTAAAAACTTTGTTGCCACACAAACCACTAATTGGCCAACGCAGGGGAAAAACAATATGGTTGGTATTTTTTAAGGAGTGAGTATTAATATTGAATGCACCATGTAAGGGATGCGAATACAGAGAGGTAGCTTGCCACGTTAAGTGTCTAGCGTATCGAATGTATAAGAGGAAAAGGGAAACGATGCAAGAAAACGTAATCAAACGAAATGATGTGTTAGCGTACTTGGGGAACAATGTGAAGAAAGTTAAGCATCGTATGAGAAAAGCAAAGTATGGATGTACTGTAAATGATTGAGGTGAACAGAAAAGAGGATGCACATTTGGGGGTTATTTGATGATGGCAATGGGTGTTATCGTCAAGCGGTAGATGAATATAACGTGAATATGGGGGGGCAACACACGATCACATCAATAGGAATTGGTGATGCGTGTATCAACCAAGACCTTGCAGTTAATACGCTACATAAACCAAACGCACTATGGGAACAGTTAGACAAGCTAGATAGACCTGATGTTATTCTAGCAAGTCCACCATGTGAAAGTTGGAGCGTGGCAAGTGCAATGAAAGGCGGAAACGCTTGCTGGAAACAAGAAAAGGATATGATTGTAAATTTGTTCGGTGAGTACGAACAAGGCAGTAAATTCACAATCAGAAATCAAGCCGATTATGAAAACTACCAATTCAAGTATGATAAGTCATTCCTGACACGTATCAATGGTGAAATGTGTATCTACAATACATTGAAAATCATTGAAAGGTATAAGCCTAAAGTATTCGTTATTGAAAACCCAGCCTATGGGCGGATATGGGAATACATAGCAAGTGTAATAGGGTTCGATATTCCGTATGAAAATCTAACTTATTACAACAACTATGGTTATCACGTTAAAAAGCCAACTAAATTTGCAAGCAATATAGACCTAAAGTTATTGAGTGAAAACATTTTATCAGGTGTAGACTTTAGGCGAGTTAATTGGGGCAAAGATAGATATAGTGCAAGGTCAAATATTCCGTTGGAGTTAGTGAAAGACATTTTGAAACGATGTGATATGTACATAAACAAACATTAGAAAGGGAAAAATGAGAAAACTTTTAATAGTGGCAGATGGAATTTTAATAGCACTCTTTTTTATCACTACCTTTTCGTTTGCATTAGCACTTGTACTATGGCTGGTTGGAATATTAGGTGTAAGTGAGTGGTCGGTGGCTAAAACATTTTTAGCTATGGTGATGAGTTTTGTATTAGCGTTTTTGCTTGAAGAGTTAATGAAAAAGCTAGATGTGTAGGGGGTGATGATCGTTGCCAATAAATAGCAAACAAAAAGGTGCTAGGGGCGAACGGATGTGGCGAGACGTTTGTAGGTCGCATGGGTTCGACAAAGTCCGTAGAACTGCACAGTATTGTGGAAACACAGGTGATGCAAGCGACTGTGTAGGTTTGCCCAACATTCACCAAGAAGTGAAGTTTGTTGAAAATCTCAACGTGCGTAAAGCATATGAGCAAGCTGAACACGATGCAATAGCTGCAGATAATGGGGATATGCCTATTGTAGCTTGGAAAAAAAGCAATAAGCCTTGGTTAGTGGTATTAAGTGCGGATGATTTCTTCCGTATATATAAGGAAAGCGAATGGAGTAACGAAAATGGCAGTTAATACATCAACATATGGGATACCTTATAACTGCAAAAATTGGTTAGCATTAGCATCTGTGATATGGGGAAACCTAGATGTGAATGAGGCAATCAAAATTGTAGGTGGTAAAGGTGTAGGTGTTCGTAAAAGAATGAGTACACAAGAGGAATTTGAATTGATTGATAAGGTTATTGCACTTTGTAAGAAAGGCTTAACAAATCGACAAATTATGACTGCATTAAATATAACAAGTAATCAATTAACTAGAGCGAAGAATTGGGGTGAATGGAATAGTGTTAGTGAAACGTGTGAGCGAGTATGCACAGTTACCAACAAGAGGTAGTAAAGATGCAGCTGGGTTAGATTTGTATTGTCCATTTCACATCAAAGTGCCTGCTGACAGTCAAAAGAAAATACCATTAGGAATAGCGGTTGAAATTCCAAGAGGTCATATGGCGCTATTAGTGCCTAGAAGTAGCATGAGTAAGACACCGCTAAGATGTGCAAACAGTATTGGTATTATCGATGCTGACTATCGAGGTGAACTAAGTATCGCTTATGAAAACGTATCTTGTAGTGATTACACAATATTTAGAGGTGATCGCATCGCACAACTTATCATCGTACCAGTAGCAATGGTCGATGTAGTAGAGGTAGATGAACTAAGTGAAACAGAACGTGGTGCTGGTGGTTATGGCAGCACAGGTAAATAAGTTTTCTAAATTAATTAACATAAAAGGAGAAATTAACATGAACAACAAATTAGTATTAGCAACAATGGTTATGGCAACAGTTACAGGTAGCACATTTGCAAATGGTATTGTGGTGGGTCAAGTAGAACCCAATACTACTGCACCAGTAGTTAGCGGTTACAACTCCGCAGCATTAGGTGTGAATACAGTAGTTACTGGTACAAGTACAATCGTTTTAGGTCGAGATAATGAAGTTAGCGGTAACGATACAACAGTTATCGGTTCTAACAATGGCACAGTAAGCGCAAACCAAACTGTAATCATTGGTTACAACAACAAAACAAATAGCAACCAAGAACAAGTGGTAATCGGTGCGAACTCCGAAACCGCAGGTCAGGGAGCAACAGTAATCGGAACGCATGGCAAGGCTACTGCATGGGATGCTTACGCAGTAGGCAATAACACAATCGCAGATAAAAGTAACAGCGTAGCACTAGGAACGAACTCTGTTACAGATAACCCAGTACCTACACAACAAGTAGTATTAAATGGGGTTACTCACGTATTCGCTGGTGAGAACCCTCAATCTGTAGTGAGTGTAGGTGCTAAAGATAGAGCTGGGTTTGGTGGTGTTAAGCACTACAACCGCCAAATCACTAATGTGGCAGCAGGACAAGTTGATGCAGCATCTACAGATGCAGTCAATGGCAGTCAGTTGTACGCTGCCTACGATGAAATCGCATCTATGGGTGCTAAGTTAGCGAAACACGATAAAGACATTAAATGCTTAAATATCCGTGTAGACCGCAATGTAAATAACATCAATAATTTAACCGCTAAGGTCAATAACAATTACACAACGATTACTAACTCTATCAACGCTACAAACGAGCGTGTAGGGGCAAATTCTAAAGCCATTCAAGCTAATACAGATGCTATCAAAGTAAATGCTGGCAACATTAAAGCAAACACAGATGCAATCAATCGTCATGAAACAGTAATTAACAATCATGCAACGATCATTAACAACCACGAACAACAATTACAATCTCATGAACAAACTTTAGTAGACCATGCAAACGTATTAGAAAACCATGAAAACCGCATCGAAAGTTTAGAACGTGGAATGACACGCAACGTTGAACGTGAAATTGGTAAAGCTGGTGCAGCTAATGCAGCATTATCCGCACTTCATTATCTTGGTTATAACAAAGACGATAAATTGACATTCGCAGTTGGTTACGGACACTACAAAGGACATAGCGCAGTAGCACTTGGTGGTTTCTACGCACCGAACGAACACGTAATGTTTAGTGTAGGCGGTACATTGGGTTCTGAAAAAATGGTAAATGCTGGTGTAAGTTTCCGATTGGGTAAAGGTTCTGAATATGAATTAAATCACAAAGGCAAAATCAAAGAACTTGAAGCATTGGTTACTAAATTGGTAGCAGAAGTTGAAGAGTTGAAAGCGAATAAATAATGTGTAGTCCTATAAGAAAATATAAGCCGAAAGCAAAAGGAATTGCATTGTGGATACTAGAGGCAGAACGGCAACGAAAAGAAAAAGAGTTAAAACAACTTACGTATTTTGCCGTAGGTGTGGCAATAGTGCCTTTAGTTTTCATAGTATGTGCGTTACTGTTTGTTTTGATTAAGTAAAGGATATGGGCGGTGAAATATCCGCCCTATCATAAGAGGTAAGTATGAGGAGTTACTACAGAAAGTTGAGGCAACATATATTATCTTGCCAAGATTTCCAAAGTCTTAATGAATGTTTTGACATGGTATACAACGCATGGAATGTAAATGATATTGGAAATCGTGAGTATTATAAATTGATGAAACTAATGGATAGTGTTGCGAATAAGGGAATTAAGTGTATAAAGATAGGGTTATAAGATATGGGAAGAATTAATTTAGAGTTGCTATCTAGTGCATTAACAATAGTTATAGCTGATACGATAATCAAACCTAGAATTGAAGTTGAGGATGGTAGTGTAAAAATCGTATATGAGTTTTGTGGTTCGACTATTACAGAATTATCAACAGTATTTGAGCTTGAACAATGTTATAGATTAGATTTCTTTGTTGAAAAGGTTATTCTTAAAATAAAACACCGAATATACAACTTTATGTCAGAAAGGTATATTGTTAGATGACAAATTATAGTGGTTACGTAGAACACTCCGACTTTTACATCGCACCTCAAAGCTATCAAGATGCATTTGATTTCTTGTGCCAACTTGCGGTGGAAAGTGAAGAGGATGTGTTTTATATCGGTAAGGTAAGTGAAACCATTGATGATTTTGAAATATATGATGTAGTTGAATTTAGATGGAATGAGGATAGAGGAGCGTGGGTACAGTATGATCACAGATGAACAAGGTAGAGAGTGGTTATTTCAAAAGTTATATGATGATGGCTGGCGGTATTACGTTAGGAATATAGGTGGAGTTGCACATTTAACAACAAAAAAGCCTGTTATGACTGGTAATATACTAGAGGTAACGAGTGGCGGAACCACAAAGTGTGTTAATGCAATACGTAGTATAATGCCTAAAATAGATAGGTGCGGAATATTAGACATTGCAGAAGAATTAGGCATTGTTGATTGGTCTAAAGTAAAGGTTGATACACCTATATTAGTTAGTAACGATAATAAAGAATGGATTAAAAGATATTTTGCGAGATACGAAAATGGAAATGTATATGGGTGGCTAAATGGGAAAACATCGTGGACTGCTACTGGTGAACTTTCAATTGGACATTGGAATTACGCAAAACTAGCAGAGGTATAAATACATGATGTGGTTTATGTTTTTCTGTTTAGCGGTAGCGGTTAGTAATACAAACAATGGTTATGCAAATGCAATTATCTTTATAGCATGGTGTGTATTGGTGTATTTAATAGCTATAAATGGTGGCTTTAACGAGTGAGGTGAAGTGTTTGGGTGAATTAGATGAAAAGAAACTAATTGAAAAAGCGGTTGAGTATCTACAACCAGTAAAGTTAGTAGAAACACAAATCAAGTCTATTGAACAAGAGATTAACTTGTTGAGATGTAACATGACAACAATAGGTGCAATCGATTATTCAAAAGATAGGGTTAGTGGCGGTGGAACTCCGCAAGGGTTAGATGGAAGTATGGCTAAATTCCTTGATACTGTGGCGGAAAGAAACAAACGTATCGATGAGTTAACTGATTTGAAGTGCGATGCGATCAAGCGTGTTGATGCACTAGATGAAAAGCTAGGGGCAATCATATTGAGATATGAGTTTATCCTTAACAATTCAGCTGACGAAGCGTTAAAAATGCTTGGTAATTATTCGGAAAGACAAGTGAAACGATACAAACAAAAAGCCTTGTTGGAGTTGGGAAAAAACTTGTCCCTAAATGTCCCTAAATGTCCCTAAATGTCATTAATTGTCAGTGTACCTATAGTTTGCCATTAGGTATAATATATATGTAAGAGTTGCCATTAAGTGACTTTTACTCACTCTTTACAGAATATCAAAACACAACAACAAGCACGCCCATAAAAGAGCGTGCCTTTGTTGTATATGGGCGAAATGGAACGTATAGCGCTAACGGTCGCAGAGTAGCAGCGCAACCATATTTGATAGTCAAGGAAACAACACTATACTTTTTTCTAATTTCAAACTGAAAGTAAGTGTTATGACAAAATTTTATATGTAAAAATTTTACTGCAAACTGATATAGGGTGAGTCGAATATCATCGCATATATAGCTTATACATTATACATTTACAGATACGAACTTACCCTTTATTGGTTACACATTGAATACTGACAACTAGCAGCCTCCAAAAGAAACTTATTCATATTCTTGTTGTTACTTAACCTAACACGATTACGATCCATCAAATTGTTAGTTGTTGGTATTGAGTGTGTAATTGATTATTGAAAACTGGAGTTATATTTGTTTCCTAGGTACTTAACACACGATATAGAGTTTTAGAAGAAATGCTAATTCCTATGTGTTACATCGACAAGAGAGCGATGGTATAACTTCGGTTTTGAATAATTAACATAAATAAAATGAATAAACTTATCACATAATGGGGTATATCCACGGCAATATACTCCAATTTTTGTATAAATCTATCATAAAGGGGAGATTATGACAGATGTAATGTGTTGTAAAAAGAAATGCCTTAACAATAAGAATGGCATATGTACCGCAAAGACAATAGAATATGACGGCTTATGTCAAACATATATTACTTGTGGCGGTGCAAGTAAAGGTAATTATGGAGTATGTGTTAGGTCGCATGGAAAGTTAAAAAGGAAAGGTGGCGAAGTACTTAAATGATTAGAGCAATAAAAGAATACTTTGAAACAAGAGAACTGTTTAAACGTGCTGCAAAAGATTTGAAGAATAAAGATTTACAAGCTAAGGCAAAATACGCATATGAGCATCGTGGCGATAAGATGCTAACGATCATTGATTGTTTAGCTATCGTATGTGCAATACTAATCTTAATCGGTATTGTGTGGTGCTTTGTGTGAATTATCAACCAACGATAAAGAAGTTACTTAAAGCACTACAGATGAACGGCAGACGATATGTAGTCGATGTAAGGCAATCATGGAGTAAATACGATAAGCCTTGCAAGATATATATTGTCAGTCGAATGTACACGGAAGAGGAATATAAACTAACATTCCCTCATAAATACAAAAAGGGTAAGACCTTTAAACAAGGACAACTCTATAAAAAAGAAAGTGAGTACAGTAGCACCAAGCAACACGAGGTGTTACTTTTTTTAGTTAAGACATATAAAGGTGGTGAGTAACATTGACGAATATAGAAGAATTAGCACAAAAACTAACTAAGAAAGAACGCATATTCGCTGATGAATACGTTAAGACCACCAACGGAACACAAAGCGCAATTACTGCTGGATATTCAGAAAAGACGGCAAGAAGTAAGGGTAGTCAGTTATTAACAAAAATAAACGTGCGCCAATATATAGATGCAATCATGAACGAACGTAGTAAAGACACAATCGCAACGGCTGATGAAGTGTTGGAATATCTAACTAGGGTTGTGCGTGGTGAAGAAAAAGATGCGTTTGGTTTAGATGTATCTGTTGCCGATAAAACGAAAGCAGCTGAACTGTTAGGTAAAAGACATATGTTATTTACCGATAAGGTTAAGTTGGATGCAGAAATAGAGATTGATATATCAGACCGAATGAAACAAGCAAGGGTGAAATCAGATGAAGTACAACAAGGCACAACTGATTGATGCGTTGGGTTCGTTTACTCATGATCCATTAGGCTTTGTATATTTCGCATTCCCTTGGGGTGAAAAGGGAACACCTTTAGAAAACTTTGATGGTCCTGATGAATGGCAAATTAAAATCTTAAAAAAGATTGGGGATGAATTAAAGAAAGGTAAAAGCCTTTCAAAGGCTATTAAAATTGCGATTGCATCAGGTCATGGTATCGGAAAATCAACATTAGTATCGTTTCTTATTTTGTTTGCTATGGCTACACACGAAAATACAAGAGGTGTAGTTACTGCTAATACAGAAAAACAGTTATCGTCTAAAACATGGGCGGAGTTGAGTAAATGGTACAACTTGTTTATAGGAAAGGAACTATTTACATACACCGCTACGGCTTTATTTAGTGCTGACAAACAGTACGAGAAAACATGGCGGATAGATGCTATTCCGTGGTCGGAAAGCAACCCTGATGCATTCGCCGGTCTACATAACCAAGGAAATCGTATCCTTATCATATTTGATGAGGCATCTTCTATAGCAGATATTATTTGGGAAGTTGCAGAGGGTGCTTTAACGGATAAGGAAACTGAAATTATATGGTGTGCATTTGGAAACCCAACTAAAAATAGTGGACGTTTTAGAGAATGTTTTAGAAAGTATCGCAATTACTGGCACACAGAACAAATTGATAGTAGAACTGTTAAAGTTTCAAACAAAGTTTTGCTAAATGAATGGGTCGAACTCTATGGGGAAGATAGCGATTTTGTAAAAATTCGTGTTAGAGGTATATTCCCTAGTGCATCTGATACGCAATTTATATCCGCATCAATAGCAGATGAGGCACAGAAACGAGTATACAAAGTTGGACAGTTTAATAACTTACCAACGATCATTGGTGTTGACCCAGCATGGACTGGTGGCGATACGCTGGAAATCGTAATGCGTAATGGCTACTCTATGAAGTGCCTAGCAACGATTGAAAAGAATGACGATGATATGCGAATGGCACAACTCATCGCACAACTTGAAGATGAGTATAAAGCAGATGCGGTATTCATAGACCAAGGCTACGGCACAGGTATTTATAGTATAGGCAAATCAATGGGTAGACGATGGCGGTTAGTTGCCTTTGGCGGTAAAGCACCTAATGATATGTACTTAAACATGAGAGCGTATATGTGGGGAGAGATGAAAGAATGGCTAAAAGAGGGCGGTTCTATTCCACCTACAGACCAAGGCTTGTATGACGATATAACAAGTCCTGAGGCTATCATTGATAAGAACGGCAGAATACAACTTGAAAGTAAAAGGGATATGAAAGAACGTGGCTTACCATCTCCAAATAAAGGCGATGCATTAGCCTTGACCTTTGCGTTCAGGGTCAATAAAAAAGTGAATGTAGGGAGTAGGGTTCATGCTAACACAGAGTATGATCCATTTAAACGATAAGGGGTGATTAAATGTGCATGAAAAATAAGATGCCTGATACACCAATGCCAGCACCAGCACCGACTGTACAAACAGATGATGCAACTACAATGACTGGTGAAGATTGGTATGCTAAAAAGCGTAAAGGCAAACGTGGTTATGAAAGTACTATTCTTTCCACGGCAACAACTGGCACTAAGAACACATTAGGGGGTTAATGATGCAAGGAACTATCCTATCAACGCTTGCTAGACAACCGACAAATGCGATGCCTAAGAAACGTGATTACACGAAAATTAAAGCAAAGTTTAATGCTATGTTCAACAATCGTCAAAAGTACGTTGCTAAGTGGAAAGATATTCGAGATTATCAACTACCTTTCCTTGGGTTATTTGATGATGAACAAGACCAATCGAAAGTCTATACCGATAAGATTAATAATGGTGTGGCATGGGAAAGTTGCCAAATATTCGCATCAGGTGTAATGAGTGGCATGACACCACCTAGTCGAAAGTGGTTCAAGCTGACATTAGAAAATACTGACCTAGCAGCTAATAGTGATGTTAGCAAGGTACTTGATGAACGTGAAGAGATTTTGTACGCAGTATTTGCTAAGTCTAATTTCTACAACGTAGTGCATCAAGCTTATATGGAACTACCATTTGGGCAAGCGCCTATGTCTATCATGCCTGACCCTAAGTTTGGTGTAAGGTTCACATCTTACCCTATCGGTACATATGCATTAGAGTGTGGTAGTAATGGTGAGGTAAACACCTTTGGTAGAAAATACCGCATGACCGCAGACCAGCTTGTTGAAGAGTTTGGGTATGATGCTTGCACCGAACAAGTCAAACGTGAATATGACGATGGCAAAGGTAATGCAACAACTCATGTTGTGTGTTGGTTGGTAACACCTAATAAAGACCGCAACGGAAAACTAGGTAATAAGAATATGCCTTACTCATCCATTTATTGGATAGAGGGTAGCAACTCCGATGAAGTACTAAGACATAGTGGCTTTGAGGAGTGGTCTATTCCTATTGCTAGACACACTACACATGATCTAAGTGGTTATGGTAAGGGGTGTGCATGGTTCGCACAGTCCGATGCACAGATGTTACAACTGCTTGAAAAAGACTTAGTAACGGCTATTGAATTAGGTATTAAACCACCTATGAGTGCTACATCTGATGTGATTGGAAGTGTAAATCTATTCCCCGGCGGTGTAACGGAAGTTGATACTGGCGGTAAGGTTGAACCAATATTCAATGTAGGTATTGATGTGGCCAACGTACAAGCTAAGATACAGTTTGTATCTGAAAGTATTAAACGTGCATATAGTGCTGACCTATTCTTGATGCTAGATAACATCGATAGCGGACAAATGACCGCACGTGAGGTTATGGAGCGTACACAAGAAAAAATGCAACAGTTAGGCCCTGTAGTCGAACGCTTACAAAGTGAGTTTCTAAACCCAATCATTGAACGTACTTATGGCATCCTAGATAGGGCTGGAATATTTCCACCAATCGATGAACAAACTGCTGAAATGCTAAATGGAATGGATGTAAAGATAGAATACATATCTCCATTAGCACAAGCACAGAAAATGTCCTCTTTGGTGAATATTGAACAGTACTATGCATTCATAATGTCATTAGCACAGGGCAATGCTAACATCGTTCAGAAGTTTAACTTTGAAGAGGCAGCTGACATTTATGGTGTAAATCTTGGTGTACCAGCTAGGGTTATTCGCTCCAATGATGATTATCAAAAAATTATGGAACAACAACAACAAGCACAACAAGAACAAGAGGAACAAGCACAAGCCTTACAAATGGCACAATTAGCACCTCAAATGGCTGGTGCTGCTAAACAAGCAACAGATGCAGCCAATGACGGAAACCCAGTAATGCAACAGTTAATGGGTATGGGGGTGTAGATGAGTAAAACAAAACAAGAATATATTCGTGATCGTGATATTGATGCACTTAACCACGTACTAAGTACTGAACTTGGTAGGTGGTTTTTTTGTAGGCTTTTAGACCGCACCAATATTTTGAAACCATCGTTTACTGGTAACTCTGAAACATTCTTCAACGAGGGAAAACGAAAAGTAGGGTTATCCTACATGAACGATTTAGGAAGTATTGGTGATGGTGTAGAGGGTGTAAAGAAATATCACCAAGCACAACTGGAATATATCCAACAACAGAAATTGTTTAACGATTTAGAAAAGAAAGGTGAATAAACCACATGGCAGAAGAACTAGAACAAGGCACGAATAATAACACAGGTAGTGCGGAAAGTGGTACACCACAAGAACAAAACACGAATGATGGCGGTACATTGCTAGGTGGCAACCCTGATGGTGCTAACCAAGAGAAACAACAAAGCGTACCTGAACCAATTAAATATGACTTCACACCAGCCTTTGAGGGCGGTGTAGTTGATGAAAACATCGCTAATGAGTTTTCTAAGCTACTCAATGGTGTAGGCGCAACACAAGAGCAAGCAGTAGAAATGGCGAAGTTTGGTTCTAAATATGGTACAGACCTTGTAACCGCTTATGAGGAACAAAGACAACAAGCCGAAATGAAACAGTATGCAGCATACGCAGAACATACAAAAGAGGTTCTAGGTGCGAAGTTTGACGAAACAGTAGCACAAGCATCTGTAGGTGTTGAGGCAGTCGAAAAAGAAATTCCAAATATTCGTGAAATCTTATCTCAAAACGGCTTAGGTAATCGTGTAGAGGTAATTCAACTGTTCGCACAAATCGCCAATATGGCTGGCGAAGATAACAATTCTAATAGTGGTAAAGCTGGAAGTACAAACATTTCCGAGGAAGAACGAGCAAAAATGCTTTACCCATCTATGAGTAAGTAATTGATTTAAAGGAGTAATACATGGCTACAATCGGTACTATGAACCCAACACTTTTGGATGTGCAATCTAGATTAGATCCAAATAATGCAGTTGCACAAATTATTGAAATGATGAACCAAACAAATGAAATTGTACAGGATATGACAATGGTAGAGGGCAACTTGCCTACAGGTCATAAAACAACTGTACGTACAGGCTTGCCTGAAGCTACATGGAGAATGCTTAACTATGGTGTTAAACCAAGCAAATCTAAAACAAAACAAGTAACCGACACTTGCGGTATGCTTGAAGCCTATGCAGAAATTGATAAATCTTTGGCAGATTTGAATGGCAACTCCGCCGCATTCCGTTTGTCCGAAGATTATGCATTCTTAGAGGCTATGAACCAAGAATGGGCATCTACATTATTCTATGGCGATGAAAATTCCCCTGAAAAGTTTGTAGGCTTGGCAGCACGTTACAATGATAAGACTGCAGAAAGCGGTAAAAACATTATTGATGCTGGCGGTACAACTAACCTTACATCTATCTACCTTGTAGTATGGGGTAAAAATACTGTACATGGTATTTATCCTAAAGGTTCTACAGGCGGTATTTCCCATAAAGATTTGGGCGAACAAACATTGACTGACCCAGATGGTGGTCGCTACCAAGGTTATCGTACACATTACAAACTTGATACAGGCTTGACTGTACGTGATTGGAGATATGTTGTACGTATCGCAAACATCGATGTGAATGCATTGACTAAAGATGCTAAAACTGGTGCTGACCTTATCAACCTTATGATTAAAGCGGAAGAACTTATTCCTAATATGGGTATGGGTCGAGCAGTATGGTACATGAACCCTACTGTACGTACATTCTTGCGTATGCAAAAGAACGAGGCACACAAATACACTATTTCCGAAGACCAAGAAATGGGTCATACAGTAGTCCGTGCAAATGGCATTCCTGTTCGTAAAACAGATGCATTATTGTCTACTGAAGCACGTGTACAATAATAGGGGGATAACATATGTATATCGATAAACAAAATACTTTTTTCTACAAACAAGCATTAACTGCTAACACTAACTCCGATGTAGTTATGAATGGTAATGGTGGCGATGCAGAGAAATCTTTGTGGCTTGTAATTCGCATCGACAAAGATGTAACTGGTACACCTTTATTTAACTTGTACACATCTAATACAGAAAACATTGCTAATGCGGTATTGTTGCATGGCATTACATTACCAGCCAACTCTAAAGCAGGTACTAAAGTTGCGGTACGTTTAGCAAGTGGCGCTAAAAAGTACTTGAAACTCAACGCTAATAATATGACTGGCGGTACAATTACCGCTTTCTTAACACCTGATGTGCGTTTAGTATAGGAGTAACAAATGGAATATATCGTTAAAGCAAAATGCTATCACAATACCCTTGGCTTGTTGCATGAGGGTGAAACAGTAACATTCACAAAAGATGAAGTGGCTGAATATGATAAAGACTACTTCAACGCTTTGTTTGAACCTGTAGGTGATGCATCCGCAGAAGTAGAGGAAACAGAAGAAACAGAAACTACACCAAAGAAACGTGGTAAGAAAGCGGAAGAAGCTGCTGAATAATTGAACGAGGGGGTATTTTGCCCCCTCTTTTTTTATAGAAAGGTGGAACAAATGACACCTACTGACATCTGTAATCAAGCATTATCTCTTATCAATGCAGGTCGCATTCGTTCTGTGACGGAAGAAACAGAACCTGCTAGACAATGCAGATTGCATTATGATCTAACACGTAGAGTATTGTTAGAACAGTTTGAATGGAACTTTGCACGTAAGCGTGAACGTGCGGTGCTATCTGAACATAAGATAGATGGTTGGGGTTATGTGTATGCATACCCTGAAAAGTGTGTTCGCATCCTTGCGGTAATTCCACAAGGCGAACGATACCGAGCGGAAAAGCAACGTGAATATGATGTTTACCTAACTGATAACAATACAAAGTACATCGTATCTGATGTACCATTGATGCATATTGATTATGTGTACGATATAACCGATGCTGATGTAATGAACCCTATATTTGTTAAAGCATTGGTGTGTAAGATGGCATCTGATTTAGCGATGCCACTAACAGGCAATAGCGGTTTATTCGACCAATCGTACAAGTTATATCAAGCAGCATTACAAGAGGCAAAATCTATGAGCGCAAAAGAGCGTAGACTAGATATGCCTTATGTATCTAGCTATTTGAAAGCAAGGAGTTGGTGATATGCAACCTATGTATATCGGACAAGTCGCATTTACTACAGGCGAAGTATCGCCAGATGTATCCAGTAGATTTGACTTAGAACAATATAAAAGTGCATTACTGCTTGCTGAAAACGCAGTTATTCGACCTTATGGCGCGGTAGCTAGACGGCAAGGTTCACAGTTTATCGGTTATGCTAAGTACAATGATAAACCTGTTAGACTGTTTGAGTTTACAACCAATAAGAACCAATCATTCATGCTTGAATTTGGTGATAGGTATGTTAGAGTATGGCGCAATGGTGTGTATACAAATGTTGAAGTAGCAACCCCATTTGAGGCGGACGTTGTAGGTGAATTAAACTGCATCCAAAGTGGTGATGTAATGTTCATTTGTAGTGGCAAGTACCCTATTCAAACGCTATCACGATATAGTGATACTGACTGGCGGATGAGTGCTTACAAACTAACTGAACAACCTTATGATGAAATCAACACGGATAATGGACACACATTAACTGTTAATGGCGATACGATCACATCTACAAAAGACCTCTTCACACAAGACATGGTAGGTAGTGTAATTCAAATTGCCTACTATGTAGAGGCGGTACACACTAAGTCCGCTGGCGAAGTGGTAGAGAAAAAAATTAGACGAGGGCTTGTACCACTTCAAACGGAAAAGATATATAACAACATCAATTACAATGTTAGTGCGTATAGTACTGATACAGAGTTATCATGGAAATTCACAACGCATGGTACATGGGAAGGTACTGTAAAACTACAGATTTCTAACAACGATGGTCAAACATGGAAAGATTACAGAACATACACCTCTAAGAATGACTACAATGTTACTGATACAGGTAAGATAGAGGTTGGAGCAAGGTTAAAATATATCTCCGATATTAAAGATGGTTCTGTGAATTGCGACTTATCTATTATGCCGTTTACCCAATATGGTATCGTTGAGATTAAAAGCGTAACCGATGCTAAGAACGCAAAGGTTAATGTTCTGAATGGTATTAAAGAGGGTGAGCCAAGCCACCAATGGAAGTTAGGCAGTTGGAATAGGGGTAGAGGTTATCCGAAACTATGTACATTCTATCAAGACCGCTTTGTAGTTGCTGCTACTGATAGTAAGCCTAACTATATTTGGTTTAGCCGTACTGGTGATTATCCTAACTTTGGGGTTGAAAAAGTAGGCGGTACAATCACAGATGATAGCGCAATTACACTACCAGTAATCAACCGCAAGATGTATGAGATTAGACATCTTGTACCAGCTAATGACTTGATTGTTTTAACAAGTGGTAATGAGTGGATAGTAGATGGGAGCAAGACTATTACACCTACTAACTGTTATTTGAAAACACAAACACAACGTGGCGCATTGAAATGCGAACCACAGTTTATCGGTAACCGATGTGTATTCGTTCAAGAGCGTGGTGGTACTGTTCGTGATATGGGTTACTCTTACGAGAGCGACAACTACACAGGGCAAGACCTTACATTGTTTGTTAAAACATTGGTTAAAGGTCATGTGGCAGTAACGAGTGCTTATGCACAAGACCCAGATAGTATCATCTACTATGTACGAGATGATGGACAACTCAACTGTTTAACTTATATTCCTGAACAAAAGGTATATGGTTGGTCGCACTTTGTTACTAATGGCAAGTACAGATATGTTGAAAGTGTGGCGGAGGGTGAACAAGACACAATCTATTTTGTAGTAGATCGTGTGATTAATAATAAGAGTGTGAAATGTATTGAACGTAGTATTCCGTTGTACACAGAAGATAACTCCGATGTGTTCCTAGATTGTTACGTTAAAGTTGCTAATTCAATTAAGACTGATTACATCAACGCACCTCATCTGGTAGGGCAAATGGTAGATATAGTAGTTAATGGGCAACAGATGCCATCTAGGGTAGTACCACCAACTGGTGTTATTAAATTAGACGGCAAAGCAAATGTAATTACTGTTGGGTTACCTTATACTACTAAAATTAAAATACCTAGCGTAGAGCAACAAATAAACGATGGCACATTGCAATGTAGATTGGTTACTATAACACGAGTTGCATTGAGATTGTATCGTTCGTATGGTGGTAGCGTAGGTCGAACATTTGAAGATGCGGATGATTTAATCATGAAACCTAAATCATTATTTACTGGTGATACTGCAATCGTGTTACCGAAGATAGCAACAAGCGTTAATACAAATACAGAAATATGTATAAAACACTCAAAACCTTTCCCATTTAACCTATTAGCGGTTACAAGAGAGGTAGAAATTGGCGGTGGTTTCCCAAATGTTCATGGAATGTGATATTTGCCCATCTAAGCACGTTTCGTTAATTCGTGAGTTATATATCAACTTACGTTCGATAGATGCCTTAGAGGTCAAATATATCAATCGAAAAAATTCAAACTATGGAGAAAATGACTTTGTAAACGATATTCTTGGGGAAGATTATCAAAGTCGCATTGTAATTGATAATGACAAACCATTATGTGTCTATGGGGTATCAAACACATCATTAAATGGGATGCATTGCATTTACTTTTTGGGGAGTAAAGATTTTGAACGTAGTTTGACACTACAGAAACAATTCATAAAAGTTAGTAGAAATATCATTGGGGAATGGCTACAAACTAGGGAAGTACTTTTTAATTACATACACAAAGAAAATCACCGCACCATTAGATGGCTAAAGTCATTAGGTGCGGTTATTCATTACAATATTAACGATGGGGATATGGTTTTATTCACATTGAGAAAGGGGGATACGAATGTGTAACCCTATTGCATTAACCGCAGCAAGTATGGTTGGTACATTATTTACACAACATCAACAGGGTAAGGCACAAGCTGCCATGTACAATCAGCAAGCTAGGGTGGCAGAGGCTAACGCACGTATTAGTGATCGCAAGCAAGAACAGATTGCAGACCAAGCCTTGCAAGAACGAGATAAAATGTCCGATAAGATGCGACTTATACAAGGGCAGAATACGGCAGAAACTGGTGCTAGTGGCTTGATGATGGCTGGTACACCATTACAGTTAATGGCTAGTAGCTATGACGAATACAACAAGGATATTCAGAATTGGGAAACTAACAAGAATAATAGTATCTACAATGAATATCTTAATGGCATGAACTACCGCAACGAGGCAAGCACCGCACGAGCAGCAGCAAGCAATGCTAAATCACAAACTAGAATGGCTATGCTAGGTACGATATTGAGTGGTGCATCTAGTATCTATGGACTTAAAGGGCAATATGGCGGTAGTAATATTAAAGCTAATACAAACTACTACACACCAAATGAAAGCGCATTAAAAGTAGCTGGTGTATCAAATGTTAAGTTTGTTACAAGAGGTGCAGTTAGAAATAATAGGTGGGGCATTTAATGAAGTTAGTTAATTACAATGGCGAACAAAAACTAAATACCATAAGCGGTGGTGTTCAAGCTACTGGAAATGAATTAGCGTTTGGCGGTAATCAACAAGGCTTAAAAGGTGTAATTAATGCCATTGATAATATTAACGCACAGATGCAAAAGCGACTTGATGAAGATTTAAATATCGCCTATATGAACGCTGAAACAGATTATAAGAATAGAATATCTTATGAACTAACAAATAAAGAAAGCGGTATTCTTCATAAAGAACTAGATGGTGCTGCTAATGCTACACAACTGTTTAATGAGGCTGAAAGTAACATTAGACAAGATGTGTTTAACAAGTTACCTAATAACGATAGATTGCGTGAGCGTTTTCTTCAAATGGTAGAGAAAGATTATCACGCAAATAATATGCGTGTACAAGTGCATGAGCGTTCAGAACGTGAAAAGTACAAAGATGTAACATTCAATAACAATGTAAAATCATCTGAACAGATAGCGGTATTAGGTTATAACAACCCTAACATTGTTGCTAACTCATTAAGCACACTAAAAGATAACATCAATACTATGTATGGTGATAGAGGTGAAGAGTTTGTAAAAGCTAAATATCAAGAAGTAGCTGATAGATTAGGCGGTGCAATTATTGATGAAACTGTAACACGTAATGATATTACCGCTGGACCTCAAACAATCGCAGTACTACGAGAAATGGGTGTAAGCGAGGGGATATTATCAAAGGCTGCAGTTGCTATTGATAAGGTTAATACACAACAAACAATAGATAAACGTATTGTAGGTGATGTAGACACCTATGGTGAAGATGATGCAAGTATCGAAAAAGGTGCAGATGCATTTATTGCTAGTCTACCTAAAGCAGGACAAGGCGGTAATTTAAACGTAGCTGCACTTGATAGTGCGGTTAATGAACAGTTAGGCAAGCCATATTTACTTGGCGGTGATGGTGGCGAAAGCACCGACTGTGGCAAGTTTACACTTGATGTGTCCGCAAAAGCTGGTGTTACTCTTAATTATCGCACCGCAGATGGGCAGTACTTACAAGCCGAACAAGAGGGAAAACTTGTACATGATATATCACAAGCACAAAAAGGCGATTTAGTCTTTTGGCACGTTCCAAGTAATGAGGCTAGATGGGCAACTAGCGATGATCCAAGTGCAGTTAATTCTGATGATAAAGCCTATAAAGGTGTAACTCATGTAGGTGTATATATGGGAGATGGGAAAGTTGCACAAGCTGGTAGTGGTGGTGTGTCTATTGTTAGTACTGATATTTACCCTATCGTTGGTGTAGGTAAGTTTAGTGGTAGCGCTAAAGGGTATACTGATGGCGAACTATTACAAAAACGAGAAGAATATATGAAAGCCTATAAGGTGGAAGTATCAAAACGTAAGAAAGCAAGAGCCGAGGCATTAGCAAGACAAAAAGAGGCTATTCAATTACAACTGATTGAAATGGGTAAGAATGGTGCATCTAGTGGTGAGATGGCTAATTTCTTAGATAATGCTATTGGCGATAACAAAGATTTAATATTGGCATTTGGTTCGCAAAGAAACCAGTTTTTGCGAGCCGATGAAAAAGAGAAACAAGCCGCTAACCAATCATGGGGAATGAATGAAATACGTTCTATGATTGGTAATAACAAATCACAAGAAGAAATCTTTAAGTTTATTGATGATAATCATATTAACTTATCATTGGAGCAATACAACTCATTGCGTAGAACAGTTAATGACCGTGATAACGGAACTGGTGATTATGCACCAGAGTTAGCTGGTGTGAATTATGTTCTTAACGATAGTTTAGAGAACATGAACGAGCAACAAAAAGGGTTAGCAAAGATAGGCTTTAAACAACAAATGGGTGCATGGGTATCTAAGTTTAGAGCATCTGAGGGAAGAGAACCAACAAGTACTGAGTTAGATTGGGCTGCACATGAAATAGCAGGTAATACAATAATAGAAACAACAAAAGTAGAGCACTTTTGGCAAAATGGAGATAATTATAAAACTAATACATCGATGGCTATGTTGGCTGGTGATGGTATAGTTAATTGGAAAGTACTTGGTGATACACATTATATAAGACTTTATAAATCTAATGGTGATTTTGAAGATATGGATGAGGGTACATTCCATGCTAAGTATAATATTGAGGGATAGGTGAAAATATGTCTAATAACCCATGGAAAATAGAACAACAAAAAATCAACCCATTTATTAACAAGGATGGTGATCATGGAGAGTTAGGCACACCTGTTAATGGAGTTGTAGGTAATGCGGTAGATGCAGTAAAACAAGTAGGTAATGCGTTAGGCGGTTTAGCAGATGCACCTTATCTAGTCGATACAACTGGTAGCGGTAAGGATAGAACTTTACAGACTGTATCTACCATTGGTGAAGCTTTAAAGGAAAACCCTATTGTAAATAACCCAGCCTTGCAAGCTGCATCAGCACGTTTTATCTATGCAAGTAGTGATGCGGTGAAAGCTAATGCAGCGCTAGATTATGCTAATAAACTAAACATCGGAGCTGATGTTATTTTAAATAGTGGTGAAACAGGGTTCACGAGAGCAGCATATCTTGCCAATCAAGTAGATAGAGGGCGAACAGTACAATCTCTATATGATGAGTACCCAGAGTTATACAAGATTAAATATGGTTCACAATCAGAGGCTATATATAGTTTAGATAACTTGCAGTCTATCAAATCTACTCATGGTATATGGGATAGCATCCAACAGAATATATGGTCTATTAATGATCAGATGAAGTTGGGGGATGTTGGTTATGAACTATCCAACACTACAGACCCTAAGAAAATCGAAGAATTAACAAACGAAATTCAACGCTTACAAACTAACCTTGCAAATTATCGTCATGCAGATGGACTAGATGTAGCACAATCTGTAATCGGTGAAACCGCTGGACAAGGCTATATGATGGCTAAACAAGGCGGTATAGGTGCGGTAGCTGGTGCAGTTGCTGGTGCATTAATCGGTGGTTTAGCTACAGAGGGTGTAGGTGCAGGTGCTGGTGCTGCTACTGGTGCTAAATGGGGTGGCGGTGCTGATATGGCACGTAATATGTACAAAATGTCATTTGGCAATAAGTACATTGAACTCACGCAAAAGAAAGATGCAAACGGCAACCGAGTATACACAGACCAAGAGGCTAATCAATATGCTATGTCTTATGCTGCTATTGATGCTGGTATTGAGTTTGCAGCAACTGCAGCCATGGGTAAAGCCTTTAAAGCAGTAGCACCTAAAGGCATGATTGCAAAAGCTATTAGTGCTGGTGTTGGTGATACTGTTAAAACCTTTGATAGAGGTATTGGAACAACAGTTGCACAGATGGCTAAAAACTCCATTAAAGCTGGTGTACCTGAACTCTTTGAAGAGGGTTTGCAAGATGTAAACGAAAAGGTGCAACACAACCTAACACGCAAGGATAATGACCTAGAGGGTTATTATAGCGTAGGTGATATTGCTATAGGTTCGCTAGATGCAATGAAACAAGCATTGCCAGCGGTAATCGGTTTTGGTGCTATTGGTGGTGCAGTAGGTGGTGTGCGTACTGCAAAGGCTTTTCGTGATTTCCAAAAGCTAACACCTGAACAACAACAAGCAGCAATCATCGCAGAGCAAAACCGCAATGGTGCAGTAATAATGGATAATGTTCGTAAGGATAGCACTACCAATAAAATCGCAAAAGAAAACCCTGAACTATACGGAAAAATCGTACAAGCACAGGGCGATAAGATTGGGGTATCAACTCAATATGTAGATGTAGCAGAATTAGTACAATCTGAAAACGGACAACTTGCTATCCGTGATATGGTAGATAATGGCTTAGTAACGCAAGAGGAAGTAAAAGCAGCTATCGAGGCAGATGCACCTGTTGAAATTCCTATTGGTAGTTATGCACAAGTATCAATGAACTTATCCGATGAAACAGTAGATGCATTGAAACAAACCTCTTACTTTACTAGAGGTGGTATGTCATTGGCTACTTTAGAGCGTGCAAAACAAGAAGTAGATGTAGCAAAATCTGTATTGAAAGATGATACCTCTAAACGTGCGGAACGTATAAAAGATGATATTATTCGTAATGAGTTTGAGGGTGCATCTGATATAGATCGTGAAGTACTTAATGAAGTATTGGCAGACCCTACGAACATTAAACGTAACTTTAATAATTTATTGCATACGTTAAAAGAACAGTACAGAGAAAACTATGCTAGTGATTTTGACAATGCAGATAAATCTATCAATGATGCGGTAAGTACTGGTATTGAACCACAATGGTTAGTTGATTATAAAGCTAACAACGGCGGTAAAGCACCACGTACCAATGCAGAACGTAGACGAGCAGCATATGAGTATAGCCGAGCAACTACAACGGAAAGCCTTGATGGTAATGCTGATGCATTAGCACAATCTGATGCACATTATGCAGATATGGAACATATGTTGATGCAGATTGAAAGCCTAGAGGCTATGAAAGATAAAGTCTTTGAAATTGCTGATAAGAATGTTGCATTACGTATGAACCTAACAAAAGCAGGTCATGAAGTATATACAAAGGTTCGTGAACTGTTAGAAACTAGCACTAAAGGTCATATCAAGCAACAAGCACATGAGGATGCATTATTGGTAGCAACTCATGCTGATGTGTTCGCACAAATCATGCGTGAGGCTGGTAATGCACGTTATACTGCTATGGACTACCTAAATACTTTACGATTTGATGTAAATGCCAAGATGAATGGCAAAGATGGTTATGCACAAGCTGCATGGCATGGTTCGCCTTATGATTTTGATGAGTTTGATTTAGGTGGTATTGGCGGTGGCTTAGGGCATCAAGCATTTGGTTGGGGTTTGTATTTTGCTGAAAAGCGAAATGTAGCTGAAAATTATAAGGTAGAGCGTAAATCGAAAAATGAATTTACGTTAAATGGAAAGAATTTACCTGATGAGTATGCTCCTGTTATTAATCAGATATTTGGTGGTATTAATGTAGAGAATAATAAAGAAACTCTATTAAAACGATTAGTATCTCATAGAGAAGATGAGCAAGATAGTTTAAATAGAGTTACTAAAAATTTAAATGAATTAGATGGCATCGTTGAATTTATTACACAAAACAGTAAGTTTACTATTAGCAAATTACCAACACTTGTTGATAGTAAGTTTGAACGAATGGCAACTGTTATGTTAAATGATGCTAAAGCTAAAGCTAAGGCTGATAACAAACGAGTTAATAAAGAGTATTTACTAGATGCTATTGATGAGGAGCGAAAAAAATATAACAAGCATTATATTTTTTATAATGATATTGTTTCTAAAATTTCATATCTAATTGATAATATTAATAATTTTGAAGTAACTTCTGGTTCAAAACCAACATTGTATAATGTAGAAATTCCAGATGTAGACACAATGTTAGATTACTCAAAACCAATTAACGAGCAATCGGAATATGTTTTAGATAAAATTAAACAATTAGATTTGACTGATACCAATATGACTGGCAAAGAGTTTTATAATAATTTGTCAGAAAGTTTGGGGAGCGACAAAAATGCATCTCTTAAATTAAACGAATTAGGTGTAAAAGGGATTAAATATAAACATGGTCTTACTCATAACTTTGTAGTGTTTGATGATAAATCTATTCAAATCATCGAAAAATATAATCAATCTATCAATGGTATGACTACCATCAAATCTCAAACAGAACGTATTGTAGAGTTATTTAAAACTGCTGATAAATCAACATTTATGCACGAGATGGGTCATGTATTCTTTGATGATATTAAGACCTTAGCTGAAATGGAAAACGCACCTCAACAGGTCAAAGATGATTGGCAAGCGTTGAAAGAGTGGAGTGGTTGGAACGATAACGAAACAATCAATACAGATGCACACGAGAAATTCGCTAGAGGGTTTGAGGCTTATCTAAGAGAGGGTGAAGCACCTACTAAATTCCTTGAACGCACATTCAGACGATTTAGTAAGTGGCTAAGTGCTATCTATCGTGCGGTATCACGCTTAGGCGGTTTGCCACCTAAAGATATTAGGGACGTTATGGATCGTATGCTTTCAACCCAAGAGGATATAGAGGCATATGCAGAGCAACAACAACTTGAACAATTCGAGAAAACTGAACTCTATAAGCAGTTATCCGAGCAAGACCAAGCACGTATGCAGTCCTACATTGCAGATGTTAAGGAAAAAGCAAAAGAACGTGTGATGCGAAAACTCATGAAAGAACTTGATAATAGACCTATCAAGGAATGGGAAGAAGAAAAGGATGCTATCCAAATTGAAATCGAAAAACGATTGATTGAGCAATATCCTATCTACAAAGAGCATCAACGATATAATGTGTTTGGTGAGGGTGCATTGAAAGATACACGGTACAACTCTATTGAAGAATTGGAGAAAGCGGAAGTAGAACAAACTGGTGCTACATTTAACGATGCTATCAATCAAGAAATGGACAATGCGAAAGCAGAGTTTATGAAAGATAACAATGCAGACAAAACCAACGAGCAAATAGCAGAAGAAATCTTGCTTAGTACACAAGGTCAAATGAGATTAACCGAAGAGGAAAGTAAGATTATTCAAAAGTCTACTAATCGTGAACTAGCGAAGAACTGGGAATTGTTGGAACGTATTCGTAAACTAGACCCTAACGCAGAAACTATCGACACAGAATTAAGTGAAATCGAAAAAGAGGTTAAACCTACTAAGTACGATATTCTTAAATCTGATAAGAAAAAAGTAGATGTTGCACTTGTTGATACAACAAAAGAACTTGAAAAAGCGGAACGCTTAATCGAAAAGTTGAACAATGAAAAAACGGAACTTACAGATAAAGCAAAGGAACGTGAGAGCGAACTAAAAGATAAGAATAGTGAGTTATCTAAACGATTAACAACTATTACTAATCAACTAGATCGTGCTATTGAACAAAAAGAACGATTAGCAGAACACACGCAAGAACGAGCTGAAAAGCAAGAATTAAAAGCTAGTGAACGTATTGAGCAATTAAAAGATGAGTTACAAGAGCGCATCAATAATGTTCGTTCTATTCGAGGTGCTGGACTTGGTACAATTTCTGACTACATGAACCGAGCAAGAAAAGAATTAGGTGAGTTGCCTATTTCTAATGCTATTCAGTTTAAAACGTATCAGAATAAAGCGGTAACCGCTGGCAAGAAAGCTGATAGAGCATTGGCAGTCGGTGATGTAGATAAGGCACTTGGCTTTAAACGTGAACAGATGCTACAACAAGCAAGGGCAAGAGTAGCGTTTGAAAACTTTGAAAAGTCCAAGAAGTTGCGATTGAAATTGAAACAACAATTACAACGCATGACTAGACCTAAGAACCCTATTGCTATTGAACCTAATATGCGTTATTTCTACGCACACATGGCATACCAAATGGGTTTAACTAAGTACGATGGACTAGCACCTACAGATGGTTTCGATATGAATACAGTATTATCCGCACTTGATGTGGATGCACTTATTCTCAACCAACAATCTATGGTTCAATTACAACCTTGGATAGCAGAGATGTTCTATGCTAAAACTCCGAAATCTTTCAAATCAATCACAATGAATGAGTTGGAAACCTTAGAGGAACTCATGACTGGTATGTATAAAAATGGCAGAAATGAGTATGATGGTACAACCATATTGAATGATGCTGGTGATAGCGTATCTTTCGATGATGCGGTAAACCAAATCATTGGAGAGGCTACTAAAACATTTGGTGGCGCAACTGGTGATGTGTTTAACATTCTTAATAACCAAACGAAAACCGATGCAGTTAGTGGTAAGCTATATGGTTTCCACCTAGCATTGATGAAAGTTGAAACATTCCTAAGACGAATGGGTGGCGGTAAGAACGGCTTTGCAGTTAAATACATCTATGACCCAATCAGTCGAGCAACGCAAGCGTTCAACGAGCGTAAGGAAGTATCAATGCGTAGATTGGCTAAGGATGTAGGAATATATTCCAAGCGTGAGTTATTCAATATGCGTAATGAACATCTATATACAGTTGGTAACTTGTATGGACTTACTAAAGAGCAATTAATCATGATTGCCCTTAACTGGGGTACAGAAAGTAACCGACAACGTGTAATGGAAACTACAAAGGCAAATGAAGTTGAAATTGAACGTGCGTTCCAAGAACACATGACTGATAAGGACTGGGAGTTTGTTATTCGTACATGGGATCATATCAATTCATTCTTTGACGAACGTAGTCGAGTGCAAGAAGAACTCTATGGTAACCCATTAAAGAAAGTAGAGGGTTTAACATTCTCTATCGGTGGTAGAAACATTGAGGGGCAATATTTCCCTATTGTGTATAACCCTAAAGTAAATGCATCTGTTAGCGATAACCAAGTTGAGGACATAGCAAAAACTATGGTAAGTAGTAATGCAGTATGGGGTACTGGCATGAGTGCTACTAAATCACGGTTAGATGTAGTTAAAGATAAATCATTGTTGCTTGATTTTGATGTTATTCCTAACGCTATCACAGAGGCTATTAACCACGTTACAATGCGTAAGGCGGTAACAGATGTTAATAAGCTAATCAGCAATAGGGAACTACAAAACTACATCGTTGATAAGTTTGGTGCTGATACTTACCAATTCTTGCGTACATGGGTTAGAGATAACTGGCAAGATGAGGCAGCAAAAACAAACGATATTGATAGACTTATTCTTACATTGAAAAAGAATACATCAACCGCAGTAATGGCTGGTCGAGTATCGGTAGCGTTACAAAATGCGTTAAACATTCCAGTTGCGTTCTATCGTATCGGTGTAGGTAATACCATTAGAGCCATCAATCATGCTGGTATTGGTTTCTATGGACACGGCACAACTACTTATAACAACACTAGAGATTTTGTATTAGGTCAATCAATCTTCATGCGTGAGCGCATCCAAACATTAGATAAAGACTTGAAACAAGGTTTATCTATTGCAGGTAAAGGCTTGCGCTTGGGTGATACAAATGTTGGTGGTTATAAGGTAGAACAATTAGCTGACATTCGAGATGATATAAATCAAATGGGGTTCAGATTACTTACAGAAACAGACTTTGCATTATCTATTCCTGTATGGAAGTTTGCGTATGATCAAAAGCAAGCTGAACTATTTGGTAAAGAGGGTGTAAGTGCTGAATGGGTCGAGCAACAATCGATTGAGGCTGGCGATAGAGCGGTGCGTGATATATTTGGTAGCGGTGATACAAAAGATGCTGCTGCTATTCAGCGTTCACGTTCTACATTCACTCAATTATTCGTTCCGTTCTATTCTTACGCTAATACACTTTATAACATCATCACAGAGGGCAACTATGCACGTAAGGATAATGGCGATTATGCAAGGTTCGTTAAAATGCTATGGTGGACATTGATTTCACAGGCTATCGGTATGATGGCTTACAAAGCCTTAACGAATGGCGATGATGATAAGCCTGAAGATTTAGCTAAGTCATTTATCGAAGAGTTAGTTTCACAAGGTACTATGGGTGTACCAATCATCCGTGATATGTCAAATATGGCTATGAAATACATTCTAGGTGAAAAGGTATTCAATAAAGGTAATAGCGTTATGGCATTAAGCATCGTTGAGAAATTCTACGATTTAGGCAACGCAATTATGAGCAAAAACAAAGATGGTATAGATGTAGGCAGAAGTTTCAGTCAGTTAGCAAACAGAGCAACTGGGTTTAGTGATACTGTAACTGATGGCTTGTGGACATTAGCTAAATTTGGTTTCACAGATACCGATGCATCCTTAGAGGATGTAATCATGGCGGTAGCGTTTGACAGACGATTAAAAACTAAAAAAGAGAAAAAGAAACAACATTGATAAATAAGGACTATCCATAATGGGTAGTCCTATTTATATACAACTGAAAGGGGATGTTAAATTGACACCAGAAGTACTTAAACCATCTGTAGTGTATCAATGTGATGGGGTAAATAAGAAGTTTATTTTCCCATATGACTTCGTGCAAATTGAGGATATTAAACTAACTATCGTTGATGAAGATGGTACAGAGGCTGTACAAGTAGGTAACATCGATTATGATGAAAGCACCAAATCAGTAATTTACCCAGCTAATGGGGATGCACTAGCCGTAGGGCAAAAGGTTATCTTGGAGCGTAAAACACCAATCTCACAAGATATGGACTTGCCTGACGAATACCCATTCGAGAATATCGAACACGCAACGGATAAGATTATTCTTATCTTGCAAGAAATGAAAGCTGATTTAGATAGATCACTTAAAATTCGAGTGGATAGCGATAAGAACGCAAATGAAGTTGCAAAAGATATTGTTGAGCGTTCTGTAAAGGCTGCTAATGATGCAATTAATGCTATGAGTGTTATTTCTGAAAAGTCCGATAAGATTAATGCTAATGCAGATATAATCAACCGATTGGGCGAAGAAATCAAAACGATAGCATCGACTGTTGATGATAAATTGGCAACCGCTAATACTGCACTTGATACATCCTCAACTAATGTTGCTACGGCAGAGCGATTAGTAAGAGATGCAAAGGCTTACGCTGGTCAAACAACTGTTGATAAACGAGATATTAATAATCTTGTAGACCAAGCTAAGACCTTGAAAAATGATATTGATAACAAACAAACATCTATTGCAAGTAACGCTATCAAGGCAACAGATGCTGCTAAACGTGCAGAAGTCGCAGCAAGTAAAGCGGAACAAATCGCCTTGCCTAATGGCGGTGGTTTGATTACAAAAACCGAAGCCGATACAAAGTTTATACCTAAAGATAGTTTGTATGGCATCGTTTCCGTAAAAGACTTTGGGGCAGTAGGTGATGGTGTAGCGGATGATACCGCAGCATTTAAACGTGCTAACGATAATCTTAAAAATAAGATATTGTTAGTACCTAATGGCATCTACAAAATTAATGAACATCTAACTTTCAATACTGTTGATAGTGTCATGGATATGGGTACATACAACAATGTAAAACCATTTTATCCTACTGAAACACCAATGCTTAAAGGTTCATCTAATATTGCCTTTGTGAAAAATATTCAATACGGCGATGAGGTCAACCAATGTCAAGGTTTTACCTACAACGATAAAAAGAATGTATTCGTGTTAGCTTGTATTAGCGGTGATGGTAACAACCAAATAATCTATGAACTCAATTCATCTACGTTTGAGATTGTAGGAACATACAAATTTAATGACCCTGATAAGATGGGGCATTGTAATACTATGTGCTACAACAAGAACACTAATAAGATTTATCTTGCAAACGGCTTGAAAAATGGTAACAACTTAACAGTACTTAACGCAGATACAATGCAATATGAACGTACTATCACATTGAATGAACGTGTATTTAATATTGGATATGACCCAATCACACGGACTTATGTAAGCATCGTACCTATTAGCGGTCAACAACGATTACGTGAAATCAACTTATACAACGATGATTTTAAGAAATTAAAAACATATCAAGTCGATTATGAATATGATGATTTCAATAACAATGGTGCTTTCATGTTGAATGGCTGCATCATGAGTGCAACGCTTGGTAGTTTAGTAGAATGTACACCATTTGGCACAGTTAAACAGATTATTGAAATCAATAGAACTACTGAAATCGAAGATATAGCTTATTACAACGGAAAATTCTATTTTGCAGTTTTAACAGAAAAACCAAACAAGCGACACCAAGTTGATATTTATGTTGGTGATCCAAATAAGGACTATCAAAACTCTATCAATACTGCACGATTGGCAACGCTTGATTACCTCAAACTAACAGGCGGTACATTAAATGGCGCACTTAAAATGGCTAACAACATTTTGATTGAGGGTTATAAACCTGATGGTCATGGTGTTGGTATGGCTAAAGTGTCTACCGCTGGTAACGTAGAACTGGGCGATAACTCCGTTAATACGTTTGTTAAAGGTAAGGAATTTAAACACTATGATGGTACAGATAGTTTCACAGTACTTACCACCAAACATTACGGAACGGCTATTTATAAGAAAAAGGATGTAGACGATAACTTTGTTAAGAAAACAGAAGTAGACCAATTAGGTTTTCCATACTCTAAAGTTGATGCAGCTACAGATTGGAACACATTCACAGAACAAGGTGCTATTGAGATTAACTTTGATGGCGGTGCTAATAATCCACCACGTAGCCACAAACAAGGGATGCTAATCGTAATGAACTTTGGGAAAGGTAAGATGATAGACCAAACATTCCATGCGTTCAATGGTGAAACATACCATAGAATGTTCATGGCCAATCAATGGAAATCTTGGGGCAGAGTACAAACATCCTTGAATAGTCGATTGAAATTGTGGAGTGCTAATGGTGGAAATGAGGTGTATGTTGAATAATGCCTAACTTAAAAGTTAAGAAAGGAAACGATACACTAACATTTGAACTGACTGATAACTTGCGTGATGTAGGCGAAAAACGATTGCCAATAGTTATTAATGGAAAAACATATTATGCACGATTGGGCGGTGATAAAACCGCCCTTGTGGTGCAACGTACATCGAATGGTAGCAAGAGTTATGTTCAAACAACCCCTGTATCATTTAGTACTTGGAACTGGCAAAAGTACCCTACAGATATTAGGGGTACAGAAAAAATGTTTGTTTACTTGCCTAAAGGTAAATACAGAGCAACTGTTGATGGACAAAATAATAAAACAAATGAATTTACAATAGACACATCAAGGGATATTGAAGTGAATGTTAGTTTAGGGAATAACACAGAGATTGCACAAAAAGCAACATTTAATATTAATGGATGGAGAGATGGGGTGTATCTCACTAGACATTTACTAAAAATCAAGATAGAACGAATTGGAGAGTAAGCATGATTGAAGTTTTTCTTCCACCTTTTATGGTAGAGGTTTTTAGTATAAATGAGGCGGTGAGAATATCACTAGCCATATTTACAAGTGTTGTATTGGTTTTCATTGATACTATGTTGCGTGTCTTAGTCGAGGCACGTAATTTTAATTTGGCTACTAACAGAGAATTAACCATTAAGAATATGTTCCTTGCGATTATATGGCGAGGATGGGCGAGTGTTGAAGTAAATGGTAAGCAACGCAGATTTTTAGTGAGTGGAAAACTACGAGCAGATATGACTAAGAAATTAGTTAAGTCTTATCCTTGGTTATTCCTCTTATCATTCATTCTCTTAACCTTGCCTGATGTGGATATTCCTATGTTAGGTCGCATTGATGTGTTCTTGTCTACATTGTTGTACCTAGTACCTATTATGGTTGAGTTAGCATCTATTGTAGAGAATATGATTGAACTTGAATTTGTAGAAAGTACATGGTTTAAACGTGCGATGAGTTTGGTTAAAGAGTTGATAGCGTTCGTAAAATCAATAAAGGATGCGATTAAATGAAAATTAATTATGAGGACACTATAACCTTAGTGGCATTAGCAGCCGCACTAATCATGACTATTTACTTAGAGCAAAAGGACTTGGCAAGCGTAATAGTTGGTGTATTAGGTGGTTATATAGGTGCTACTGGTGGTGTTAAGCGTTCCCAATATATGAATGGGGGCAGCAATGACAAAGAAAAGGAGTAATTACAATGGCTGAATTAGGACAGTTAAGTGCTGAATATGAAAGTAATGGTGATCCAGCGTGTGTATCTAGTGGCATCAATGATGCTGGCGGTATCTCTTATGGTACATATCAACTAGCAAGTAATTGTGGTAGTGTTGATGCATTTCTTGGTTGGGGGTTAAAACAAGGTGGCTTTTACACCGACTACGCAAGAGCCTTGATTGATAGTGGAGAAATCAATTCTGATGGCTTTATTGCTAAGTGGCAAGAATTAGGCACACTTGATGCGGTAGGCTTTGAGAAAATGCAACATGACTATATCAAGTCCGCATACTACGATGTAGCGTGTGAGTATCTTAAACAAAATCTATTCAATGTAGAGAAACATTCTGATGCATTAAAGGATGTAGTATGGAGCAGAGCGGTACAGTATGGTACTGGTGAAATCGTTAATATGTTCAATGATGCATTAAAACTAATGGAAAAGGCATTGAATATTGAGTTTCCTAACTTATCCTATATTGATGATAAGAGATTTGATTATGACCTTATCGCTGGCATATACGATACGTGCATGAGCCTTGAATGGAATAGTAGCGCATTAAGGGATAGCCTAAACAATCGATTTGCTGATGAGAAATTCAAAGCGTTAAAAATGCTAATGGAAGAGGTAGAGGGGGCATAGGTGAATGTTTTATCTACGTAAGGTACTAACTTATATCAAATCACATAAACGCACCGCACAGGTGCTAATTCCTATGTTGGTATTTATATTAGTGTGTATGGGATGCTATCACTTGTACAATAAAAGACAAGTTGAAAAGCCTGTTGTAATTACACAACAACAAGCTAAATCACCTGTAGAGTTATCAAAAGCAATTCACGTTACAGAACAACAAGCACAAGAAGTTATTTCCATTAAGGAAAGAACTCAACCAGTAGCGACTTACTATACACAAGCATCTACAGTCGAACAAGCTGTAGAAAATGTGAAAAAGGATATTGCACATAGCAACCCTAATTTACCTAAAGCAGCTACAGAAAAATCTGATAGAACCGCAGTAGTAGCTAACACGGACGAGCAAAAAGTGGATGTGTACAAAATTAAGTTAGATAAACCGCATAGCATATTAGCTGGTGTAACAGTAATGACTAATGGTGAGGTATACGAAACAGTAGGCTATGAGGATAAACGCTTTGAGGGGTTGGCGCATTTTAAAGGTTCAGAATTTAAAGGTGCATCCGCATTAGTAAAAGTTGTGAGATGGTAGGTGATCCAAATATCTCCGAGTTGCACGGCTTGCAACAATCAACTGTTAGTTGACAGTTAGGATATATTGATTAAAAGGAAAGCATTATGGCACAAGTATTTACATTTGAGGGAAAAACACATCAATTCGCAGAAGATATTCAACCAAATCAAGATGGTTTATACATGGCAACCTTGGTAGACCAAAACAACGTGCGTTGTGAAATGTGGTTTGTTAATGGTGAATTACACCGCTTAGTAGAATTAGATAAATAAAACAAATTGAGGGGAGCGGAATTGCTACCCCCTTTTTTTATTTCCGTCAAAAATTCGTCAAAAAAAGAATTTTAAATATTGTATTTTTTG